TGGAGGTGGTGGAGGTGGTGGAGGTGGTGGAGGTGGTGGAGGTGGTGGAGGTGGTGGAGGTGGTATGCCGACAGGCGCTTTTCCGACTCCTCAGGAAATTATGTTCAAAAGTAAAGAAGATTGTCACAGCAAAGGCGGTGTCATTAATTGGATTAACGATGCCGTACTTTTGACTTGCAATAATATTGTTCGTTTTGGGGAGGCCGAATCACCTATCTTTAAAGAACTAGACCAAGTCAAAGCTGCTATCGCGGCTGGGACTCTTAAACCGGCAACAGAAAAAGATAGACTTGTCGAATATTTTAAACTCGTTTACCCCAATTCTCCACCGGCCATGTGGACTGCTCAAACAGAAGCTAATTTGGTGGCTCGATATCAGAAACTCGAAATCTATTACAAAATGCCGGCTGAAATTCAACCAGCTACACCAATTACCCCTAGACGCGATGCTCGAAACGCATTTTATAGGGTACCCAACGGTGTTATTTTGGATCAAGACGCCAACGTACTGGGACAGGTTGGACCTTATATCGAAGTTGTTCGTTTTGGGCCCATGTATTCCTTTTTCGCTGACCCTACTTTGTTTTCTGGAACCTATTATTATCCAGTTCGAGGGTCTGGTCTATATTTGCCACTTGGGAAAACATTGGTAGCTTATAACAAGGTTCATTGTATGAAATTGTTAGGAGCTGCTAATGATCAAATCGTCCTTTATGGTGGACGTGATTTTCAATCGTTTCTTAAACGTGATTCTGAAGCGGCTGAACTTAGTGCCGATGCTTTCATTTCCGTTTGTGCCGTTCAGAAAAAAGCAACAGCCAATGCGCCTGGATGTGACAAATATTTTAATTATTTTACCGGCACAATTCGTTACAAAACGAAAGCGCTGGATCGTCTAATTGGGGAAATGGTTGAAGGTAAGTCTCTGCGTTACGATACGCGAATGGTAAGCGGAGTCTCTAAAAAGACGCTTGTTTATTACGGGTGCGGAGATACGGGTGATAAATTTTTGGCCCAATTAGCTAGAAATAGAGGTTACACAACGCTTCAATTTTTACGCGAAGCTCAAATGGAATTGGACGGTGATGCTATTGTTGGTTATGAATTATTGCATCTGGTAGAAAATGCGTACAGTCAAACTGCTCTTATGCGTCTCGATCCGTTTCGTATGCCTCTTTACATGCCTGAGGGAACTGTACCTGAGATTCCAGCCAATTATCTTTTGTCAAAGGGTGTCAAGGGTGTCGATGTCAAAGCTGTAATCAATTATGAATTTAAACCTTTTGAACAAAAAGTTTTGGATTTGAATCTAATTGTTGAGGAAAGAAACACTTGACCTGTTGGTCCTGGACCGGAACCACCAGGGCCGTAACACTATAAAATTTCAAAAAAATTATCTTTATCGAGTTTTCTTTGAAATTTATTCAGAATTAAAATCGTCATCCGAATGAAGCAAAGCTATAGACATGGCATTAAATTGTTCCGGTATAGATAATTCATCGTCTGAACCATTCGCATCAGTCGTCAATAGATGAGTCGTGTCATTTTCGTTTTTAATTTTGCTCTTTTTTGGTTGATGTTTGCTGCACTTACCGGAATGAATCGAACTGATTTTTTGCAAACACGTCATTCCAATTCTTTTTCCTTTTGTAAATTTATGATTACAAAATTTTACATCTTTAACTGAATCGTCTTCCGTAGCTACTTCGACTGCGGCAACATTTAATAATTGATGCAAATCTTCTTCATCAATGTTGTATCTATTGGCTATACGATGTAGTAACATTTGAATTCGTTCACGTAACAATAGATTCATGGCTTCTTCCAATGATTCCATTTTAAATATAGATACGATATCGTGTTTTCAATATCGGATTTCAACTCTCACGCGACAAGCTAATAATAAATGAGTTATGTCAAATACGCGCAATTACACGGGACTAAATCGACCGTCCATGAACAACATCCGACTAAAACTAAAACATTTTTTCCTCATCCACACGGTCAACCTCTGGTGACACCTATGACGTCTCCGAATAATACATTGTCTCACTCACCGATTCGACAACATACTCAACCACCGACATCTCCGAATAATACATTGGCTCATTCACCGATTAGAAATTCCCTTTCTTCCAATCATTTTTCCGTTATCAAGCAACAACATAGTAACAATACAAGCATGTTTAATCTCTACAAGACGCATTTAGATTTCATCAGTCACGTACCCGTTTTAAAATTAGATCCTCAACACACTCAATTGCCTTTAGAATTTGATTGGCGCCATTACGCGGCTTTAGCTCCATGTCGCAATCAAGGCACTAGTACAAATAATTTTTCGCTAGCCGTCATGTCCGCTTTAGAAGATAGAATGGCCGTAGCTCATCGATTTCAACCCATCCATTTTTCACCGTGCACAACTTGCAATGTTGATGGCAATGCTGCATCTCTTCTCCTTCAATTAGAATCAGAACCAAAATGCAATTGCTACAAGGATGTAAGAACGCGTCTGGAAAAGGCCAGTGTCGGTATGTTAACTCGAATAGATGATATCAAACGTCACATTCTTCAATACGGATCTGTTATTTCAGGTATGTTAGTCTTTTCTAATTTTATCGGAGGGGATTTTGGAAATCACGGTGTTTATTTGGATCGAGTTGTTAGTCATTATCCAGTTACGGCTTTTGGGTCACAAACTGAACTAATAGGTACCATCGCTGTTGTCATCATAGGTTGGGGGATCGCTGAACACGTACAAACTTCTCCAGGCACCTATGAATCTGTAGAATATTGGATTTGCCGCAATACTTGGGGTCCTCATTGGGGGAAAGATAAAGGCTATTTTCGAATTGCCACTCATCGTCACAATAAAGTTGTTCAATTGGAACAAGTCTTTTCTCATAAAGGAAAACAGTGCGGAGGTGTGGTTACTTTTCAATTAAAAAATTATTCTTATAATTATTTTCACATCTACTTAGGAACGGTGTTGACAATCACACTGGCGCTGGCCCTTATTTTTTTTAAATTGAGAATTAAAAACAAATCCAGGAGGTAACAACAAGTAAACTTTTTGAAAAATGTTTCATTTATTTGAAAAATATCTCGAAGACAAGCATCTCGAAGATGATGATACCAGCCCTTTTAGATTCTGTGAACATCTTTATTTTACCACAAATGACGGTACGTTTTGTAATAGATGTTCCATGCAACTTATTGACCCCATGCCCGTTCAAGAATACCTTCAAGAAAAACCAGCTGTCGGTATTCGTAAAGACATTGAATCTTTAAATCTGACTCCAGAAATTATCGATTTAACTAATACTTTTTTCATCAAGTCGTGCAAGAATAGAATTCATCGCGGTAAACTACGTAAAGCCATAATATGTGCTTGTCTTTTTCACGTCTACATCCTAAAAAAGATTCCCCAAAATTTCGATACGCTTATGAATTTGTTTGGCATCAACAATAGTTACGCTAATAAAGGTTTTAACAAGGTTAAATTGAATGTTCCAGAACTACAGTATCTCGAAGAATCTCCTGTCCATATTGCCAAAGTGATTTTAAAAGTGGTGGGCATTGAAGATGTTCAATTTACAGAATGTTTAGAATTTATCCAACGACCAGATATTCTGCTATTTATCAAGGAAAAAATTGTTCGCCGCATGTACACCAATGTTGCTGCTTTTGTTTTTATTTATCTTAAACAAAAGTATCCAAATTTAGAACTTATTAATTTTTGTGGAACAATTAAATTGTCTGCCGATGTCGTGGATCGAATTATTCACACTATCAAAGCCGAAGTTAATATTTAAATAAATATTTCTAAAAATAATTAAAATTTTTAGAAATGGAATTTGAATTGATGTTTCATTCAATAATGGTTATGACACATTTATTATGTTACAACAACAGTATTCAAATTGTGAAAACAAATGCGATACTCAGTTGAAAAAACTGGGTCTCCTAATCATGTGTTCAGGTAACTATCAACACACAATAGATTGGTCAGTATTGATGCAAGAGATAAAAACTCCTAATTCCATTTTGGATCATCTGGCTTCGTCAAGAGAAAGCCACAAACTATTACTAAACATGCTGCGCGATTCGGACGATCCCATTGATTTTTTTGTAATGAGTTCAGAATCGACCTTATCTACCTGGATGATTGATATTTATGGACAATTATTAGATTGGGCGACTCTTTTAAATGTTCGACAAGTGCCGAATTATTTAATTCGAAAACATCAAAATAAGTTTGACGAAGTCATTAGCAATCTACTCAGTGATATTTAATCTTCGTTTACGAATCCATACTTTTCTTTCAAGAGTTCTGGATTCGTTTGTTTAATATTTTTCCATCGACGACCCAATTCCTTTCGCACGTCGCTGGCATTCATGTCGGGAAACTCGTTTTTGATCACGCGTCTTTCGTCAGTGCAGAATAAGTTATACGTACTGGGTTTTGCGTTCTTTTTTGGTCGAAATTTACTTTCTAGAAATACGTTGTAACGTTCTCGGTCACTGACGGCTTTTTCGATAAAAGGTTTCTTTTCTTCTTCCGACAAACTCCGCCATGACTCTCCAAAAAGAATCATGACTTTATTGGGTTTAATTCCAGGGTTGGCTTCCAAAATCTCTTTTCGTTTTGACTCGCAAAAAAACAAGTAGGCACTAATGTTGCGTTGGGGTCCCTGTATAACTTCGCGCTGTTTCAGTCCTAAAGTGCTACCCACTCGTTTTTGTATTTCTACTTGCATCCACTGTTCCAATAGTTGGGGGTGTGTCACTAAAAATTCCTCAGTCATAAATTGATTGAGAGTTTTCAGCACAGATAATTTAGATTTCGAAATCATGGTAATGGTTTTCTTAATGATAAACTACTTTTAACTAAATTAAAGTGTTAAGAAAATAAAATATGTTGACATACAACATTTGTAAGGATTTGGTGCTAAAATCCAACGACGCGTGTCTATGTCCGTTAGAAACATGTATTCACGATCGTTTTATAAGACCAATGTTGATGAATCAGTGGCTAACTGATATTGTGGTCATGAAAGATTTAAACAACAAACAAGGACGCGTATACACTGCTAACGTGCATTATGAAAATGGTCAGTCTCAAACTGTCGTTCTCAAACATTTTAATAAACCAACACTAATACATCATGCCCATCGCGAATTTAAATCGGGGTATCATTTAAATCTACTTGGTCTTCCCATGTTTGTCGAATCGTACAGTGGATTTTACCGTCGTTCTGGACCATACAATATAACGCGCTACATAGAAGGTCTTTCTTTCAAGGAAGCTATGGCTGGTTTGTCTAGGCAACAATTTATTTCCATCGCCATGCAATTGTGTATAGCTCTGGAACTTGCACAATCCTCTTTTCGATTTGGCCATTATGATTTGCATTTGGAAAACATCTTGATGAATTTTTCAAATATCAAGACACAAATTTTATTCGATCAATATCACGTGTCATTTTCCAATTGTTGGATTCCCGTTATTATTGATCTTGGTATGTCGTGTGGCACTTATCAAAACGAGTTTTGGGGTATAGTCAATCTTGAGAAAAAAGGAATTTATTCAAAACTTCGACCTGGCTACGATATGTTTGTATTTTTCCTGTACTGTTATCAGGAAGGCAATAAATCCATTAAACCTTTGCCATTTATAAATGTCGTCAAAAAAGTCTTAACTTTTTTTTTCAATCATCCCGTTGAGAAACCCAACTCATACCTGGAATCTTTATCTCGCGGAGCTGATAAAAAAACTCCCAAACAACTTTTTGAATTTCTCAAACCTTTAAGCACACAAGTTATGGTTCAACCGCGAATGATTTACTCTTTAGAACCGCCCCAAATACAATCCCCCGAAGTCTATTCATATGTGGATCAAATATATTATAAAACTGTCGGCCTCCACACTCCGATTTCTGATCTAATTTCATTTCGGTCTAAAAATATAGAATACCAAGTCAATATGTACTACAAGATTCAGCAGACTTCTTTGACTACCCTCTACTCTACATGGATAGAAAAGATAAAACCAAAAATCAAACAATATTGGAAAAACCGAGATTTGGAAGAGAGTCAAGACAGAATTAAATGGCAATCAGTTGCTACAGAAAATGTCAGTGTCAACTAGTCGTTACTCCAAAACCGACGACAAGTTTTTACGACGATGATGATTTACCAAAAAGATGCGCAGGTGTATGCGTCATCAGTCGACGAGGTATTCTTGTTTCCCAATCATATAATCTTTACTGGGGAATTCCAAAAGGCATTGTAAATCCTCAAGAAACACTGCGACAATGCGCTCTTCGTGAACTTTATGAAGAAACTAATTTAAAATTGGACCCTACACAACTCTCTCCAATAGTTTTTAAATTTCGATACAAAAACATTCATCGGCGCGTTTGCGTCTTTTTTGCCAATGTTAACGATATTGAAGCTCTCGAGGCTACTGTGGGTGACGAGGAATCTACTGGTTGTGGTTTCGTTCATCCTACTTGTCTTTTAGAGTTATTTTATTCAGGAAAAATTAAGATTAATTATTTTACGCGCGTTCTTATTAATAAAATATTTTTGTAAAATATGGGAATAATCAAAAGAATCGGCCTGTACCGACTCATAATCACTATTGTTGTATGCGGAGCTCTTTACTGTCTCTTTCGAAAAGCTAGAGGCGTGCGTGGTACGTCAGATCGCTGGATCGGTTGTGATTGGAGGACTACTTTCCCGCAAGCCTTTCGTCCAATCAACGACACGCCTACTGTAAATAAATTTGTCGGTGACAGCAGAGGTGAGTTGGCGTGTCGTCGTTATTTAGAAACCAAATTTAAAGTTGCATTTCCCAAACAACGTCCCGATTTCCTCCGTAATCCAATCACGAACCAACAATTGGAATTGGATTGCTACAATCCCTCTTTACGACTCGCCGTCGAGTATCAAGGTGAACAACATTACAAGTACATTCCTCATTTTCACTCGACTCGTGATTCTTTTCTCAATCAAAAGTACCGTGATGAAATTAAAAGAGATTTATGTGAAAAAAATAATATCACTTTAATAGAAGTTCCCTACACCGTCACTGACATTGCTTCTTTTTTAGATTTGAAACTTGGTGAACATGGAATCGTCTAAACCATCACACGTTCGTCAATTGTTTTTCGAAGAAAAACCAGTATTAGTTGCTATACGACGTCTTTCTCGAAATTCCGATTTACCGGATATTTCCCAACTTTTAAAAACCATGACGTTGGCTGAGAACGAATTACAACCAACGCGACCAGAAAATTCTTGTCGTAAAAGAAAATCAACAGCTCCAGTTAAACGTAAAACATATAATATTCCTTCCGTCATTAGTAAATATTTTCCATCTGAAACAATAGTTATTTCAAAAAATTCCTATGGTCAACATGTTTACCGAGGTTTTGTTTTTAAGAGAAAAGCTATTGTCGGAAAATATGTCGATGAAGGTGTTTTTAGACCGCTGACCAAACAAGATATTGAAGAAGCCAAAGACTTGAAGCTAAGTATATAAAAAATATGGAATTGTATCAATCTTTGAAATCATTACCGTCTACTTTGGATTCGTTGCAAATTCAAAGAAAATTTGTAGTAGATTATCCCAAAGATGATGAAATAAAACATTCTCTTCTAGATATTATCGATTGTTATATGAACGAACACAGTTTGACTGACGTTTCTCAATTGGGTCAACGGTTTCTACAAGAAGGCGACGAAGATGTAACTATTATCGATTTAAATTCCATTCCAGACGAGCTGCTGGGTGCTTTTTACAAATTTTTGAAGCTTCACGCCAGCAGTCTTACCGCTGAAAATCTTAGACGACATTAACAATTTCAAAAAATATATTGTATTTTTTTTTTGAAATTTAAAGGTGGTTGCATGTATCAATGTAGGAAACGATAATATCTTCATGAAGTTTAGTCGTTAGAACTACATTGCTGAAATGAATATCTGGTGTGTTAATGACCATTTGTTTCATTTCTTTAAAAACATTGACGTTAAAACATTCTTTATCGTAAACAATACGGCAATACGAATATTTGATGCTCAGTTTGTTTTTCCGGTTGGTTATATAATTACTTTTTCCGCGAACAATGACGTATTGGTCGTCTTCAATGTGTAGCAACACAATTCTTTCGTAACACGAGCGTTTTTTGTTGTTTGTCATCGGCAACAGGGTTGAAGGTTGATCCACGTTATGATTCATAGAAAAATAGTCTTTCATCAATGTGTTGAATTTTGTACAGGTCATTTCAACGATGTGTTCATTAATGCCACTTACAATTACTTTTCCAGATTCAAAAATGAGAAAAGTAACATAGTAATCTTTGGCTTCATCAATAGAAAGTTGTTTACTGCTAATGCTTTCTTTGTAAGGAACGCATTGGACAAATTCTTTTTCATTGTAAACGTAAACTTTTCTTTCTAAAACCTCTTGTGGTTCAAGTGAATATTTACAATTTAGAGCTGCGCAACTCGTAGATCGAAAGCATTTGTAATTAGGAAAAGTAGGAGAATTATTTTCAAAAAAATTTAAAAGGCGAATTTGTTTAACGCGATGTTTAAGGTCTAGACGAAAATTGCTCATAACTTCGTAAATATAAATAACACATTCTTGATTCGAGTAATGGGTAGGATACAATAATTTTAAAAGTGATAGGATATACTGAATAGCTGCAAAAGCACAATCAATAGTAATACAACCTGTAAATTGAAAACTTCCATTTTTACAGATTTTCATGCTAACTTTTTTGTTAAAATTAACGAGAAAAAGGTCGCAAGTAAATGAGTTTTTAAATCCAGTTCGTAATTGAAGAATGCTATTTTTTGTTTTTTCATTCTCAATATGCTGGGAAAAAAATGTTAGGCAATCTTCCACTTCAATATTTGTAGGTTGACCACTCACAAACTTGGTCTTGCCAACCAGTGTTCGTGTAGTAACGTTTTTATTCATTTTTTTCTGTCACTATTAATTGGATAAATAATATCCGAGTTTTTCAACTTGTTTTTAATTCAATAAATTTTTTTTAAAATTGGTAAAACTTGTCATAAAGAGTTCGTATTCACTTTGAGTAACAACACCATCGATGAAAATGTCTCGACACAATCTCTCCAGATAATTTGATGTGGATTCGGAACAGGTTACTATAGTTGCGTAGCGGGTTTTCTTAGATGCCACCGATTCACCAATTAAATCACAAATGGTGGCTGTGAGTAGACCTCCCAGTGCCAGAGGCAATGTGATGGGAATTAAAATCGGAAAGAGCATACTCGAACCCAATACAGGCACCGTAGCGCATTGAACGAATGCGTTAATTCCTCCGTTCCAATGGCTGGCTTTAATCTGACGACGTAAACGTTTAGAGAATTTACCATGAGCCTCTCTAATTTCCCTTCTAGCTTCTTCGATGGTAGCCAATCGTTTGCGATTTAATTCTGACAAATCGCTGACGTATTCAAATGGAAAGCTTTCATTGATGGGTAGTGGAGAATTGGATATCAAAGGAGCACTTGCCATTTCTGCGGCTGCAGCTGTCGCTACTTTCATTTATCTTATTATTACAGAGTAAAAATCTCTCTATTTTATTATCGGACACGATTCTTGACCAAAACACGGATCTAAAGCTGGATGTGAATACAATTTTTTCATTTTACGTTTGTTTTTTTTGGACATTTCGATATCGACTGACGCTTCTACAACGGCCGACGGCGAATCGGTGAGTTCTTCTTCCAATGAGTTTGACGAAAACGTGTTGACGGGTGCGTCTACTGCTGTTTCAGGGTCGTGTTTATCGACAAAGGTTTGAATTTCCTGAGCGATAGCTTCCGCTTCTTGACTCAGACGATCAGGTATCGATACGCGCAGCGGTGTTGTCGGTAATTCGACAATCCTAGCGACCTCATTGTCGTCGTCCAACTGTTTTAATTGTTCACTTAGTTCGAAATCACTGGCGTTGACAGATTCCTTTAAAAAACTGTTTTTCTTTTTCAAAAGATTGGGTCCTATAAACGCTATCAACGGAGAAATTGCTGATGTGGCTAAATTAATTAGCTGACTGGAAGATTCCGGTTCTTCTGTTGTTTCTAAAGGTTTTTCTATTCCAGCTCTTAACATGTCCACTAATTTTTGTTGTTTTTCTAACTGTTTTTTGTACTGATCATTTTTCCTTTTAAAATAGACCAATCCTAGTGACAACAAAATACAAGCCACCACCAAAAATTTGTTCATTTTTATATTTATAGAAGTTAAGAGTTTGCTCTTGTTCAAAAAATGGATAACCAAATTTTATTTGAAGTTTTCTGTAAAAATAGAGGTCTTTTTTTTAAAAATCTCTTTGATTTAAATCTTCAAATCAGTCCTTTGTGTGACAAAAATCCATGTATTCGTCAAGCCTGTTTCAAAATACGTCCTGCAGGCATGCAAATCTACACAAACATCAGGCACAGTATACACGTCAATGCTAAAATTAAAAAAAATTTTTTTGAAAAGTTTATTTCTGATGCTAATGAACTCAATGTGGGAGTTAGTCTGGAATATCTTAAAACTGCTTTTAAAAATGCCAAAAAAATTGATGATGTCATTATTAAAATAATCGGAGATTCCAACGGCATTCCCGATAAGATTGAAATTAAAATCGTTAAAAATCAAAAAAATGATGTGGCTAATCAAATTGTTTTGCATTTTGAAATCAAAGTGACTTTGATCCAAAATGAACTTTTGGAATTTAATGAGAGAATTACTGATCCAGTTTCCGTCACCAATGAAGAGTACGTCAACATTTGCCGTAATATACAATTACAACCCGGGTGGGTCGACGTCTATCGTCAAGATCAACGTCTTACTTTTTCTTTCCAACATAATGATATAACAAAAAGTTCCATCAGTATTGGCGATACCGAGGTCGATAATGATCCAGAACCTATTCGTTTCAATTCAGTGTCCATTAAAAATAGTAACAAAATTTCCATTTTTTCACCTAAACTTTTGATCTATTGCAATAAATATCAACCTATGGTTATTGAAAGCGAAACGCCAGATGTCAATGTCAGCATTTGGATTAAATCAAATGACCAACTCATTCAAGAAAATAATAAATGAAGCAAAAGTTTTTTGTAAGCGGCATTATAGCTAGCATTGTAGCTATTGTCTATTTGTTGTCGTTTTCAAAAAAAGAATCTGTTCAGGTCACATTTGATTTTCAAAGACCCATTCAACAACGTTTATTAAAAAGATCAGTTCGACGACCTATTGTTCAACAACAATCACATCAACTTGGTAAACAACCTGATCAAACCAAAGAAAAGGTTGTTCCGCCACTTGTCGAACCAATTATTTATCCATTTTCTGCTGCGTCTCTCATAACTATTCCTAGTTCTTTGACTGAATCGGCTAGTCCGTTTGATTTCTCAGATTCAACACCGGAACCAGCACCAAAACCAATAAAAGAACCAATATCTTCAAATGCTGCAGCTGCTTTTTCTACAGCGGCTGCTGTCCGATCTCGGCCACGGAGACTTACAGGATCCGTTACCTCCAAACCTGTGCTCGCTAAAATACCAGAAGTCGTCCCTTCCCGTTCTTTTACTTCAATTCTGGACTTGTAATCATTTTAAATATTTTAATTTTTAAAATGGTAAATTTTACGATGTCGTTTTATGCTACGATCATTTTTCATTTCTTTCCCACATAGGGTACATGCTCGTTTTTTCTGCACCACGCAACAGTAAAAATATCGTTTATCTACCCATAGCGGTTGACTTTTTTTTTCTTTTTGAAACCAGATATTAGTTAGTTGTTGATTATTTGTTTCAAAAAGCAAATTGTCGTATCCGTCTTTGAAGTTGCCGTATTGTACGACACGAACCCAAGAGCAACCATTTTTCACATCTTTTTCCTTCGGAACCCAATTGTCATCGAATAAAACTGTCAACATTTTATAATTTTGGAATATCGTTTCTCTAAATTAATAAATTATGAATAATCAGTTATGGTTAGTAATGCTTTTTGTGGTAATTTTGGTAATTTTAACCATTTTCGGTCTGAGAGAAAAGAAAATTATTACTTTTCCTCAAACATTAGCAATTATAGATCCTCCGAGCGGTCAAATTTCTCGAATGACTCTACCAATTCCTCCTCCTTCTTATTCTGCGCTTGGATATGCTAATGAATACAGTTATTCTGCTTTAGAATTTCCTATCAGCAATTATTGGCCCAGACCAGATATGGCTACTTTTCCTGAATTCTCCATCCCCACCTACATTAATCAAAAGACGGGCGGAGGTGGTGGAGGTGGCGGCGAAATAGAACCACCTGGTCCAGTCATTGATCCCAAACTTGCCGCTAATCTTGTTAAGTATTTTAAGAGCGTTTGGCCAAATCATACCATTAGTGATACAGCAAAATTGGATCAAGTATATGATAATCTCGACGCCTATTATCTCGATTTCATTCCCACTAAAGCTAAAAAATCGCTTTCCAATTACAAAACAGAGCGTTTGGCTATACTATCATCCATCGATCAAGATGCAAATCTCGATTTCGCTAGACTTTTTGACGGAAATCTCTGCGATTGCTTGCGAGTGGCTCACAAAGAATGTATTTACAGTCCCAATCGGTTACAAGCCGCTGAACTAAAAGATTGTCCTAATTGGCCTTATATGGTGATAAATTTGACCAACGCCTGGCTTATGAAACGTGCTTTTGATACCGATAACCCCGATACCAATTACCGCAAAGATACGATTATTCGTAACGGTATGTCTGGTAAAAAAGGTTATCCAAACGATTCGTATTACGAAGGTTTTGTTTTTCCAGGAGAATATGCCATTCCGGATTTATGCACCAAAAATCCTGATCCATTTTTTAAACAGTTTCAACCTGGATTGACAGTGGGAGGAAAACCTTTTAACTTATCACGTTCTGATCAACCTTGGTGGTACCCGACCGATTGTTCATCAACTACTTGTGAATTTGCCGATGAAAAATGTCTAACTGTGGTCAGTGATGGCTCTTATGGTGGACCTCAATCTAAAGGAACTTTTAAACGTTGTTATAGAGACGGATCGTACACCATAGGAGATACAAAACCGGCCATGGCGTCATCGCGAGAGACACCGCCTTTACGTGAATATCTTACTACTACTCTCGTGAAAGATTGTCCTGGAGGATTCCCTCCCAACGTCTGTGCCGAAGTCAGCCCAGCAGACTATCGAGGTTATTGGACTTATCCTCTAGTAGGTTGTGGTCTCTGGTGGACTGTAGGAAAATCGGTAGCCGTCAACACCAAACTTGGACTCTTACTGGCTCCAAAATCGGAAATGGGTCTCGGTCTTGATTTCGATAAACTTATGGAACTTCGTAGTCAAACAAATTCCTTTGAACAAAATCTGTTTCAACAAGTCAATCGCGTTTCTGAAATTATCAAAAACGGAAGCGTTCCTGCTAAACAAACCATGTGGTCTGCTATGACATTGGACGTGTTAAAACAAAACGGTTACAAAGGCGGCCAAATTAATGACACTGCCCAAGCGTTTAAAGCCGCTAAAGATCTAGTAACTTATTGGTATGTAGAAGGTCATACCGGTCTCGATAGTACGCCTCATGGTTTTAATTACAACTATCAAAAATATTTTCCTCTTGGTTGTCATTTCAGCTATGCCTCTCGATTTGATCATCTCCTTACCAGTTACATGACGGTAGCTAAATTGGATTCCATCCAATTTCTTATTGAACCGCAAAATGTAAAAGTTGGTCTAAGACCAGCTTATATGTTTGAAATTTTCAGTAAAAAGCCTAGAACAAATGAAGCTATGATTGGTTCAGCTTTCCAAGATTTAAGTGTTACTAGTTGTCGAGCGTGCTTTAGTCTTGATCCTGGTCCACAAATCGAAAATTACATAAAACACGGTTACCTTCCTACTTCGGCTGTCGTTAAAAAGACATCAATTGATCCAGTCACTTTTCTGGCTAGAGCCAGCGTTAAAAGTTTCTCACCCGTAGCATAAATGAGCATTCGTATATGTTTAACTAAACCGGAAGATGAAATCCGCTTGAAAAAACAATTGACGATTGTCACAACCGAAAAAAATCTTATATGTTTTGCTGAGGGCGTTTTCCCGTATTTTAATGTTCCTTTTTCGTTTAAAAAGCGTGTTAATAGAAACACACCCCTTATTATATCAAAAACATTTCCCGTATTTATGGGACAATTGCGACCGGAACAAGTCAACATTTATCAAAATGCTCGAAAAATGTTGTCTGAAAACGATGTCGTCATGATAAGTTGTTATCCGGGCTTTGGAAAAACTATTACTACTTTGGCCTTGGCCTGCTGGCTTCGCATTCCCGTCATTGTCGTGTGTCATCGCGTCTGCTTGTTTAATCAATGGAAAACTTCCGTTCAACAATTTTGTAGTCCTTGTCACGTTACAAAATTACCTGATGACAATACGAAACCGTTTGATTTTGCCATCGTTAATATTGCTAATTTGGCAAAATTGGAAAATTTGCCCAAAGATTTTGTGCTCGTTACTGACGAAGCTCATTTGCTTCTCAGTGAAAAACGAAGTCTTAATCTGTTAAAACTCTTTCCTAAAAAACTGATTGGTTTAACAGCCACTCCTTACCGTCCTGACGAACTTCATATTCTTTTTAAACATTTTTATGGTAGTAATTACATTGTCAAAAAATTGTTTAAAGTTCACGACATTTACACGATTCACACGGGCATTGACATGAAAGAAAAACGATTGTACGGTAAAATCGATTGGAATTACATGTTAGAGCAGCAGAGCGATAATATCTATCGACACGTTATGATTGTGAATATTATTAATATGTTTCCAGAGACACGCACTTGGCTCATTCTAGTCAAACGTAAATCTCATGGACAAGCATTGTACGATTTGTTAATTCAGAAAAAAAATCGCATCGTTAGTTTGCTTATTGGCAATGTTCATCATTACGACGTCAATTGTAACATTTTGATTGGTACCGTAGGGAAAATAGGCACTGGCTTTGATTTTCCCAAACTAGATTCTCTTATGGTAGCAGCCGATATGGTACAGTATTACATTCAGTTTCTCGGGCGAGTCATGCGAACTACCACTGTTCCAGTTGTCGTCGATCTTGTCGATTCACATCCAATAATGATGCATCACTACAATGAACGTCGTAAAGAATATTTGCTTCACGGTGGTCGCATTGTTAACACAACTCTGAAGAACTTGACAAATTTCATATAACTCGTCAGATGAAATTTCTTATACTACGTTTGATATCTTCAAACACAATTGTTGACATTTCATAGGAAAACAAAAAGATCTTTTAAATTCATCGAGAAATTCGGCATAGATATGCAAATGTAAATCAAAATTGGTCATTTGACGTGTACGAAAAATAAAACTATTAAGAGTTTCTAAATGATGTCTCATGCGGCACATGTTGCTGCTCGTGTTAATAAATACACCATCGCCAACCATTTTGGTTTTTTTGCAGTAATCGTACTTGCATCTGGTTATTTGACAAAAATGATGAGAAAATTTACAACTGTGATGATAATCACATTTTTTATTCAACAGATAATGTCGACATAATTTGACATTAATTTTAACACCATCTGTACGTTTAATCCAACGACGAGGAATTTCAAACATTTGTACTCGGTTGTTAAACATGTCATTAATGTCTTGAGTAGTTTCAAACAATTGATAAATCATAGGTTTAGGAAAAACATAACGAGGTGTTGTTGTCACGGCGAAGGGACTCGATAACGATACCTCGTCCGATTCGTCATCTTCATGATATTCTTGAAACGATAAATCTCCATCGTAATCAAAAAAGGAATTGGTTTCGTCATCGCTGCTAGGCAAAATGTCGGTTTCCGTGTCTTCTTGATCCATCTAATTTATCCTGTACATATCTTTAACTCTTTCAAAAGAAATTTCGGCTTTTCCTAATAGCTTATTGACGTAATTGTGAAATGTGTACCAGAAAAAAAATAAATTGGTCTTGTTGAGACAAGCCCACGACAATTGATCATGTCGTGATTTCATGTAATTGGACATCAATTGCTGAGACGTCCATGTTGGCAACAAAAGGTAGCAAGTTTCTAAAAAAAATTGCATTTTCGATCTTTCACCAACTGTCGGCGCGTCTTTATAGGTCAAAGCTGTCATGTGAAAGAAAAACCAATAAGGTGGACCCCATCCAGGATGTAATTGGTGGTACATATTTTTAGCTTGGTCGAAACTAATTTGTGGCTTGTTGAGTCGAGCGTTGACAGAGTTATGAAACGTGACATAAAATTCAATCAATTGTCCTCTAGATTGAACTGCTAAATTTAAATTGGATTTTTGAATAAAATCTTTAGCGTGATTTTGACAATTAGGGCATGGTAACAAGGAGGGTAACAAATTTAAAAAATCGGTAATTATTTTTTTGTGAAGACTCGTTGTTTCAAGGGGGTATGAAAAACTACTCGTATGTAGAACGTACCAAAAAGACGGACCCCATTCTGTTGTCGAACGAAGAAATCGATTGTTCATTTATTGACTAATTAGACGTAGTCGTAATATTGCCCCATATTAATGGGATAGCCACTGGTTCGTTTTCTACCCGTTCGTCGACGACTGCTACGACGACGACGATACGAGGCTGCTCGGCGTTTAGTTCGTTTCTTGATAATTTGGTACATACAAACTTTTTTATAACCTTTCATTTATTTAACACTACTTCCAAATTGCCGTAGTAGCTCCATTGCTAGACGTGAAAACAAACATTTTAATTAACACTTGTTTTAAAATGGACTAAAAGGATCTGTAGAGGTTGAAGAAGTCGATGATAAAGGAGAAAAATCATCATCTTCGTTGTAATTTCGTGGGCCGTAAAATGGTAATGACAAAGGAGGAATAGCTGGTGCCGGGATAATTGAATTGGGTGATCTCATAATTGATCCGGTCATTTGTGTTCGAGGAATACCGTCCGCTCTTAACCTTAAACGTTGATTTAAGGTCATATCGTCATAATTATTAGTTTTGTAAAGATCTAAAAATTTTCTTTCATTGTAAGTTAATGGACGTCTAGCCAAGGAAAGACTCATGCGCGGTTTAGTGGGGAATGCTGAATTAAGTGCCATTAATTCTTCTGACGAAAGTCTATAATTACTACTACGAGGAGTAGTGGTCTTTCGAGTGGTCTTTCGAGTGGTCTTTCTTCGCGTAGTTTTCCGTTTTTTCACCCAAAAACAAACTCGTCTAGTTGTTGTTCTAACCATTTTATATTAAGACATTAATAATATTATACATAGAAAAAATCATTTTAATGTATTAACGTATTAACTGTCTCGGAATACGATCTTCTTTCAATCTGCGTCGTTGATCAGCCGTCATAGCTGCGTAATCTCTGAGATTATAATTATTTATAAAATTACGCTCATCGAGGCTTCTCTGGAAAAGCCGAATTTAAGGCTGCTAATACCCGAGGAGTAAGTCTACCGTACTTTTTATCGCGGCGATGAGACTCACGGCGTCGTCGACTCATTTTACGGCTTCGGCGTCGACTGCTTTTGCTTCGTCGTTTACTAGATCTCGGTACTTTACGCGACCTTTTTTTTATATTAAAAATCTTCAAATGTGTATTAATAACATAATATAAATCTTTGAATAGAAAGACAAAATGATACAAACACTTCAATCCAATGCCTTTGAAAATATAATCTTTCAAAATCAAAAAATTTTGTCTCTTCAATCTCCTTTAGCGCAAGATGTTTCTATTGTTTTTTTTACAGGTTCTAATTGTCGGCATTGTGTCACCATGAGAGAGGTTATTGATCGAGTCATGCCTCGGTATATGGGAAAAATGCATTTTTTTACCATTAATTTAAGTGAAAATAAAGTGGTTGTTTCCAAATCACAAGGAACAGTTTATGTTGCAGATAATAGCGACGCCTCCATTCCTCACGTGCCAATGGTCGTATTCTATCGTAAAATGATACCGATTATGCGATTCCAAGGTGACTATAACGAAACGGAATTTGTTCAATTTTTAACTAAAGCTACCAATATTACTTTAGACTATACGGAAACATCAACGGCTGCAGCACCAATAGCTACACCTATTTACCAGCAAGCTCCAGTCACATCTACCCCTGCTACTACTTATCATGCACCAGCACCTTATCAACAGCCGGCTCCTGTTTATCAACCTCAGTCTCAATCTGCTGCTTACTATCCACCTCCGTCGCATTTTCCTGTTCAACCACAGTCACCGTATCAACAGTCTTATTACAACACTCCCCATTATAGACCGCCTATGCCAGAGCAAAGATTGCCTCGTCAAAATTTTGAAATAGCTGACGCCCGTTCTGGCGGTGTATTTCAAAGTGTCGAAAATTGTAGCGGTAAAAAATTTTGTTATCTGACTCTTAGTTCTGCCTATAGTACTAGAAGTAATTAAAGGATTTATTTTCAAAGATAAATGGATCATGTTGAATGGTTAACTTCTGTTTCTGTTTTGATGAAACGATTTTTTACCATGGTGAAAACGAGAAACGGAACGTTTCATTTTCTCGAATGTAGTTGGGCTTTTGAAAGTAGAGGACCCGATACGTGCACTTGCGTTCACTTTCTTTTCAATCTACACAGTGTTCTCAATACACAGTCGTCTGTAATGAATCAATAAATTTTTGATTGAAAATATTAAATTTAGCATACGTTTTTTTATAAATGTCGATCCAAAACATCAAAACTGATGCAAGTTTTGGATCGTCGAAATCGATGCTCTGTCGATAAACTCGTTCTAAATTTGGACTCATCGTTTGAAGAGCTGTGTAGAGTTGGGTTTCACGAATTCGTTGAACGCTGGTCCACGAATCAATATCTTCCCACTCATCTTCGTCATCATTTGGAATTACTGATGGCTCTTCGCGTTCATAAGTGGCGCAACCAGTTATTCTTGTTAAAAAATCAAAAAGACTAGTGTGAAGAATGTATCGTTCGTCTTTACCCCTAACCAATTTTGGCATAAGAGGATCTTTTTTAGGTCTAGGTCGCGCTATTCTTGACAATGGAAACGAAAGACCGTTGTCGTCAAAATCGCGTTGAAGCATATGAAAATCAAAGTAAGGACAAAAAACCATAGGATTCATATAATGATGCGTCTGTGTCACCGGAGCATTAAGCCCACTTACGCCTCTGCAGTGGGAAAATCCCATATCTATAATGACAGGTTGAAATTTCAAGAAAGCGAGACTTTTAATTGGTCGATTTTTTAAGGCATAATTTCTTTGTTTTTTGATGGGTTTTATTAAAAGAATATTGTCAAAATTAAGATCGTAATGGGTGAATTGACACATTTCTTGCGCCATTAATAACATGTAACACAAATGATGATAAATGTTTTCTTTTTCATGACGATTTAAATCATCCATGCAATCGTAAAGACTGCCTTCATTTTTTATATAATTCATAATGAGACATTGCCTTTTTTCTTGAAGACGAAAATCTATGGGTTGACTGAAAAAAGATTTAAGTGGCTTACAAGCGTTCAATTTACGCATTACCTGGTACTCATGTGTCAGATTAACATCGACTGCTGAGTTTGTTTTGATTAACACTTTTTGATTGCGGTACGTCCCCGAGTAGACAACACTATACATACCCTGACGCCGTAACTGTTTTAAATCATTTATTTTATTTTTCCTTTACTTTATAAAGTAAAATTGATTATAGTTTAGCGATAATTTCTCCGATAATTAACCCACTATCTAAAAGAACGTCTATTACACATAAAATATGTCGCAAAAAATGGCCATCGTGCGTCGGAAGAAACAGAGCCGTAACGAAAGCATAAAAGCTTTTAAAGAAAAGTTAGACGATTTGTTGGAAGAACACAAACTCGATATTGAAACCTTTCCAAAATTGGAAGATTTACAAAAACATTTTCAAGTCATGATGAAAACGATGGAAACGGTCAAAAAGACGCGCAACAACGCCAACACCGGGTTGGGAAAGCCTTACGAGCTGACGCCAGAAGCAATAGATTTCATTTATCATAATGAAGATTTAACGGAAGCGCGTGATTTTATCACATCCAATAGTGAAAAAGAAGAAGCACTAAAAACACTAAAAATGGCCAGTCGCAGTTTCATAACAAAACTCATCAGCGCCTACGTCAAAAAGAAACAGCTTCAATCGACGCCGCCGTTGTATTTTGAATGCGATGCATTGTTATGCAATCTCTTTAGCTCCGCCTACCTCACTCCGAAAAGGCTTGTTAAATATATGCATTTACGCTGCATGAAGGAACGGTTTCCCAACCACGAAGACACCTATATAAACATCGACGAGTCACATTCATTTGACAAGTTTCAGCTTCAAGAGAACGATTTGATTTCTTGGAGAGAATTGCAAAAGATTTTGTGTTTAGCCTTTAAAAATGGATCTGATTAACAATCTTGGTAGTGAATTTAAAGATGTTCAATCAGCCCGTATACCTTCGTGCAAATCTATTAATCAACCGATAGCTGGATTATTTGTGGCTTTTGATAGTATGAAATTGGCTGAATGGCGAGAAGATGCTTACAATGTAGGAGTTACACATGAGTTACAAACCAAGACTGAAGATTTACTCACTGGTAAATTTAAAACCGTTCCAGGAAGACTGTTTACGGAACCTCGTCTTCTCATTGTTCGTGGACAATATCTATCAATCAACAAGGTGACACGTTACTGCCAAGGACCCTGGGTAGTTGACAAAAAGATGTCCAAAGATGAAAGACAGGACGAGTGCTATAAACGTTATTTACTTTTTTTTCTGGACCCCAATGGTTTAATATATCACACTAAACCCATTCAATTGTCGGCCAATGGAACATTTTTGACCAGATTTGACAATAGCTTTCGCGACTATGTGTCTAAAATCTTTATTAGCATCAATTACCGTTTTGGAGAGAAACTATATTTACAAGACGACATTTCTTTAAAGTCATGGCGGGCATCTAATTACATTTTCGAACCTAAATTTGTTTCAAAACTCGTTGGAGAAGGTTCAAAAAAAGCTTTTGGATGTTCAACAGAAGGCTACGGCGAGCCTGCTTTTTACACTACATCTTTATGGTACAAGAGTGTTTTCGAGACAACAGTCGGTTGGTGGAAGAAAAGTGTGGACAAGAAATTGCTACCGCCTTCGGTTGAAACATCTCCTTTGGTCGATCAAGAAGAAGAAAATGTCGTCTTTGAAGATATTTATTAAATTTCAATTAATAATTATTTAATTGAAATTATTTTATTTTGTGAAATTTTCAACGTTACAATGTGAAACTTGATAAATAAAAGATGGATGAATTGGAATTGCTCAAATTAACTGATTTTGATTGTATACTTCCCAATCAACAAACATTTCGGCAGAAAAAATCTAGAGGAAGTAAAATTATTATTGTCGGAAAACCTGGTAGTGGAAAATCGACGTTGCTTAAAGCGTTGCTGAAATCAAAAAGCGACATTATCAAAATGGGTATTGCAATGTCGGGAAGTGAAGGTGCCAATGATTTTTACAAGGAATTTTTTCCCAATCTTTTTGTCTTTGATGAATATGATGATGCAGTTTTGGGTAACGTTATTCATCGTCAATATCAAATTATTAATAATAAGGAAGTAGACGATGGAGATAAATGGATGGCCCTTATTCTCGATGATTGTGCCGATCAGTCGAGCGTTTTTCGACAGCAAATTCAAAAAACGTTGTTCAAAAACGGTAGTCACTATAAATTGTTGTACATTTTGTGCATGCAATTTGCCTTGGACATGCCTCTCAACATTCGTACGGCTGTAGACGGCGTTTTTCTTTTTCGAGAAACAAATCTCGATTCACTAAAATTACTTTATACCAACTACGGAGGAGTTGTACCTTCTTTTGATTTGTTTAAACAATTGATGGCTTCGCACACGGGCAATCATCAATGCCTGTTTATTAACAATTCTATGCAGCAAACAAATGATTGGAGAGGGTGTGTTTTTGTCTGTAAAGCTGAAGTTGTTGATTCCGAATGGCAATTTGGCTCCACGGCATTTCGAGACTGGCATGACCAGCGTTACAATCCTGAATGGGACGATCCGAAAACAATGCTTGATCAAGCTGTCAAAGAATTGGCTGTTTAATCGGAAAACATTTGAGTCCACATAGGTGTACCGTCGGCTTTGAGCACAACTCCAACACCGATGCGTTTATAGGTTCCCAAAATATTTTTTCGATGATCGGTGGAATTCATCCAACTATAAACGACATCTTGCGGTGAAGAGTATCCAGCAGCGATATTTTCACCAATAAATTCCCATTTGTAGTTTCGTTTGGTGGCTCTCACTGCCGGAGATTCTCCTTGTAGATTGACGTGATTAAAATAGTTTCTTTGAACCATATCAGCACTGTGCAATCGTGCAATTTCCGACAGCTCTTCATTTAAAATCAACGGTTCAAGCTGACGTGCTTGTCGTTCGTTGTTAGTAAGCAGCGCAACTTGTGATTTCCAATCACCCGGTGCGGGTTTTAAAGGTTGTAAAGGTTGTGATGGTCCAGAATCTCGTCTCGGTTTAGAATTGAGTAAAAATAAGACGAATATAAATAAAAATATACCTCCTATTAAAAACACTAATTTTTGTTGCGATTTCATTTTATTATAGCGGCCATCATCAAAAATGGATGTTTTTACCATCGAAGATTTTCTGGACGAATCGGAAGTGAGTAAGCTACTCGAGTTTGTCGACAGCGAAAAGGAAAATTTTCATCTTCATACACGCGATAGCTCGGCCCACATTCCTTACTACGATTCCAGTATCCAGTGTCGATGGTTCAGAGAGAAATTAAACGGCATGTTGACGCAGATTGTAACGGCTTTGAATCGGCCCATGTTCAAAGCTGAGCCGGCTTTGTTTGAAGCCACACTGAGTCGCAACTGTCTCGACACTGGAAAAATAAATCGTCGACATGAAATCGGGTTTGCCTATCATTTTTATACATTACCTCGTCAATTTACCGGCGGAGAAATGACCTACACGGATACTAGGCTCGACACGGTCGTGACTCTGTTACCTAAAAGAAACAGCATCAATTTTTACGCGGCCAATCTCGTATACCAACTAACGCCTACATACGGATCCGATCGATACACGATTCATGGCTATTTGTCTAAAAATTGTGAACGTCTATCCCGTCGTTAAAAAAATAAGCAGCATTCTAAAAAATGTAATGTTTTTTTTTAGAATCCTAATACATGGTTGTGACAGTGACGTCACCTGCATTATTGACCATTTCTTTATAGAGAGGAATCATGCCACTCGTTTGCATGACCATTTCATTGTCAGGTTTGAAAGGACTACCAGCAATAATGTTGTGAGCGCCATATGTAGATTTATATTTGAGCAAGCCAAGCTCGTTGGTGGTGTCGTTGTGACGACCACCCATCACCGTCATGGCCCCTTCTCGTAAATCTATATGAGGTGTTACGGCTGGCTTAAACCAAGATTCTCCAGCCAAAGGAGCAATGGGCACGTCTCCTCGAATGGGATCACCTAGTTGATTTAGACGCGATTTTTTGTTAGCATAAACAGCTCGAGAGTAAATAATGGGTTGTAATTGACCGTTGTGACTTAATCCCAAAGGATTGAAAGGTTCAACAGCTAGATGACGTGGCTCGGGAGGACGCTCGTTGATATACGCTCCATAATAAACGTCGGCAACGCGTGGCGCCACGTTACTCGTTTGATTAGGAGGAGCCGTATAATTTAGAAATAGACTGGTATGAGGAGGTGAACGCATAGTTTCCGGTCGTGTCGTCAAATCAGCTCGAGCGTACTCGGCTCGTTGAGGTTGTTCCGCAGACATTTGAGCTTCAACAGGTCTATCGATGCTATAGTCTAGCATGGTTTTTGGCCCACCTTGTTCGAAACGATAAGACAGTGGCGGCATGAAATGCTCTCGAATCACACGTTTCTTGTCAGAAGAAAATAATTTACAGACTCCAAAAGCAATTAAAAGTGTCAATATAATTTGAATCATTTATTGTAAGATTGTTGCGCGCGCGATAATCAACGTCGAGCTAGAAAATAGTAGAGTCCGATTCCTGCAGCCATGGCTGCGATGAAAAATCCTAGACATGCTGCATCCATTGTTTTATTTATACATTGTTTCAAATGTTTGAGAAACCATTGAATATCCCTGATCAAAAAATTTCTGTTTAGTTTCGAGATCAAGAGAAATTACGCTATCAATTCCACCATCCGATTCTAATTCTAAAAGACAATCTAGTTTTTGGGCTTGTCGAGTTCGAAAGACGTCCAAGAGACGCGAAGGAACGTTGACCATAATTTCCAAGACACGTTTTAATCCAGGATCGGTGGAAAGTTTATGTTCTGATTTCAAACACAAAGCTAAGATCTTGAAGGTTAAATCAAAATCATCGGCGATGTCGACGGCGAGATTATTGCATATGCCGCCGTCCATATACGAATCTCCAGTGAATCGACAACGCGGCAAAGAGCCTAAAGGTAAAGCGCAACTAAAAAGCACGGCTTCAACCACACTATACTCTGGTGTGGTGATGCAACTAAAAACTTCTTGCCGATTTTTTGTCACATTATAAGCAATGACAAAAAAAAACTTGCTAGTTTTTTTGAATAGTTGCATAAATGTTACTTCAACGGCCAAGTAATCGGGCATAACACTTGGAAGTAAACTTTCCACATAAGGATAAGTCGTTGATAATTTAAAAATTTTATTCAACGGTAATAAATGATATTGATCAAGTGGTTCATGACCGCACAACCATAAAAGCCCTATAATAGAGCCAACGCTAGTGCCGCACACCGTATTTACATCATGTAAGTGTCCGTTTTCAAAAAGATAGTGCAAAGCACCGAGATATTGAACTCCCTTGAATCCACCGCCGCCTAGGACAAGAGTATCCCATTTAGATCGTTTGGCTGACAAGCGGTAGTCGTTTCCGTCAAAATCATAATGATTGTAAACACCATTCATATTTATATTTATAATTTCAGAGACTTTTTAAAGATAAAAATGAATAGGACACCGATTCATGTTATTCTACACGAGGACGACGACGACGACGACATACACAAAACAGGAAGACGTCTTGATCGTTTGGAAAGAATTTTGTTGTCGACACGCCAACCGGCCAACGCCTCGCGACTGTATCAGCCAAATAACGTAGTCAAAGGACAAGCTGATTGTGTAGGTTGCGCTCAACGAAGCAGTATGACAGAAAAAATAATGTATTTCTCGCTAGGTGTTGTGTTAACGACAATGATAACCCTATTGGTGAGAAATATGAAAAATAACCAGACAAGGCGTTAACAAAGTTACAAGAAAATGCGATGCCAAGTATGTCTGTACGAAAGCGACAGTGTCGAATCGTTTCGTAAACATTTTAGTCGTACCACATGCCGCGTGTCTAGAACGGTTCGGTTTAGTTGCCAGCATTGCGACTTTGTCGGTAGATCAGTAAAACACGTTTTAGAGCACGGTTGTCTAGCGAACGAAATGTCTAAAAAAGGAGGCAATGGTATTTTGACGACAGCTGCTGTAACTCAATGGCACGTCATGAAAAAACAATTGAAAGAAGCTCGGCGTTACATACCTAATCTGCAATTATCAGAAGTAAATTTAAATAATCAACATCAATTATTGACATTGCCAACTACTCTTTTATTGGATTTACACGAAGCAAAAAAATGGCTAAATCCTCTTTTTATGGGTTTACCGCCATTAAAATTGGAAAATATTACCAATTTTAACAACAAAGATGTTTTAATGTCTCAAAGATTTTTTGATTTTCACATACACGGTCAAATCGACGCTCGTCATTTTTTCAAACTTTTATTGGCCAAAGCGGAAGCTTCGTATTGGCCTTTTTGCCGTTTGGTAGATTTGGATGCTATTTTTTGTGCTCAACCACCTTGGTGTGGAAAATCATTAGACGAACAGCATTATTACTTGCGTTTTACGTGTCAGCCGTTATTGAGTCCCGTCTACGAAAAACCGTACGATGATTGGTATTGGGTACGCATGAGTGCCGAAGATTTTTCACGTTTTATTCACCAAGAGTGGACGTCAGTGCACTATCGAAATGTTATCCGAGTTTTGAAAGATTCTCATTTATTAGCTTCAGATACATGGACCAATCTTGAATCGGAATCTAAACGTGTGGCAGAAAAAATGGAAGCTTTGATGCCCACTCTCCAACCTTTTATGAAGTTTTGGGGCGACGAAAAGGCAGTGCGTCGTCGAGTTGAGCCTTTGTCACTAACTACAGAGCCGAAAGTGTACGAGTGTGTTCACTTGTCGTCAACATTTGAAGAAACCGTCCGCAGCGTTGTTTCTAAAAAACATCAACGGAAATGGAAACCAATCGTCCATTTTCTCTCCAAAAATTAAATCAACACTACCAATTGGAAACCGACAATCGCGAATGTCTCTACGAGCTGGTTTTTGGAGCCGATAGCCCATTAAAACGCGTTTGGGACTTGAACACCTTCAACAATTACAAACAAAAGGAACAGGAATTCGAAAAATACACACTCAGTCCCCATGACGTCGTTGAAGGCGTTCTTGTCTGTCACAAATGTAAATCAAAAAAAATTTGTGCCTACAGTCGTCAAGTTCGTAGTGGTGACGAACCAATGAGTGTTTTTGCCAAATGTAGCATGTGTCAGCATTGTTGGGTTCAATAAATGAGACCCTTGATTTTTCTATCTTTTCTTTTAGTGGTACTTGTTTTTGGTTTATTCTATTTACATCGAAAAAAACGGCAGGAAACATTTCTGGTCAATACGCCTGAGGCGATATTCAAATTACATCAATTGAGCGAAGCGGCTCGAGAAGTGTTGGTCATGCCAGCGGATGACAATCTATCACACATGTTGATTGGTCGAAACGTCTATGAGGAATTTACGTTGAGCGAAGGCAGTCGTTCTTATACGGAAAACAAGCGTCGTGTAGTAATGTGTTTAAGAAAATCAGCTGATAAATTTTACAGTTGGAATTCACTCATGTTTGTTCTGTTGCACGAATTGGCACATGTCATTTGCGACGAATTGCATCACACGGATAAATTTCATAGCATTAATCGGGATTTGATGCGTCGAGCAGAACAATTGGGTTATTATAATCCAAAAATTCCTTTTGAATCGTCATATTGCGGCATGTAATAATAAATTAGATGGATGCCAAAGATGTTTTTATCGTTCCAGTTTTTGGGGGTTACGGTATGCATGGAGCGGTTCCACCCGAGCGTCTCGTCAAGGGTGGTTACACACGATGGAAAGACGCCTATAAAGGTCAGGATCAAATCGTTACCTATGTCAGGCGTACTTTGACACCCTCGTGACCTACTTACTAGTTGAAATTTTACTCGTTTTTCGTTTGGTTTAGTATAAAAATAAAGAGTGACATGGAAAACCAGATTTATTCGCCCATGATGTCTGTTGCGCCGCAGACAGTTAAAACAAATCGCATTTGCGGTATGATTCTGATGATGCTAAAAATAACATGCGTCTTAGTTTTGACTGGATTAATGTCATTTTACGTTTATGGGCAAGTTTCTGAAATAGGGTCTCCATCGGTCACAACGACTTTGAATTCTACAAAAGTTAAAAATTATATCGACAAAAAGTTGGAGGAAAAGTTTAATGTTTTACATCAACTGATTGAAAAAAGTCACGAGAAACAACATAGGAATGTTGAACATGAAAATAATACCACAACAATAACTACTACACCTTCTACCACCACCACTGCGAATGCTACGAATATTATCGATTACGACAATGAGTTTATTTAGAAAAAAGATGATTATACGAAATAGTATTTCAAAAATATCATTAATTTTGAAATATGGATATCGAAATGATAGAAATGACTGATGTCGTCATCAAAAAACCTTTATTTGGACCACCTTTGCTAAATGCGGCTTCCTATACTAACGAAATTCACCTTGGATCGGATTTTCGCCGGTACGACAGCGTCCAAGATGCTGAAGGCAATTTTTTTTGGTACTGTCTCGATCAATACGATTACCAATTTACCGAATATCTTTTACCAATTTTGTCGTCCATTAGTAGTAACATTGCTTATTTCAACAGCGTTTTGTCTCTCGACCCGTGTTTGACATTAAGTTCTTTTCCGAGGGTGTGGTGGCTCAAAAAACCTCACGCCTTTTTATGGGAAATTGTTATCGATTTAGGGTTTACCATTTGCGATTTTCTACCCAAGCCGACGAAAATGGATTGCATTGATTTTTTTATGAATTATCCTCAACATCCAGGTTCGGCACCACAAGTTGAACAACTTTTTTTGAAAAAATATTGCGTTTCTCGCAAACGCTTAAGCAACTATTTTCTGTCACGATTCAAATACGATCAATTAATAGGCGTAGGTGAATATTTCAACATTGATTTGACAACAGAAACGTGTTTTCGTAACGGTCTTCGTAAAATGCAACAAGAATTAGACACGCTCTTGCAATCATTTTACTAAGACAAATATTTACACATTTTTTATCTTGTGTAAATAAGGATAAATGGATTACTCAAAATTCTGCACAACAGATGAAGTAAATTACGATACGTTGACGACTGAACTTTATTTGGATCCGAGTCTACAAATATTGTATCATATTTTAAAAAAAGTTTTGGATTTTGAAGCGGAACGTCGAGAACTTATCGCCTACGACGACGTGCCGCGAATCATCGAGCTTTTTAAAAAATGTCCAAAATATTCCTACCGAAATCCTGTTTATTTTACTTTGGGTTATTTGGCGACTCGTTATCCTTGGCCGACGATTTGGAAAGTTCAAGAATTATTCGCGTCATGGCTTGGTGTTTCTTTAGTAAGGTTTCACACGATACGTTACTATCGCTATTTAACTCTGTCAAAAACTGTTGCAAATCCTTAATTTGCAATTGTTTAAACAGTATGGCATTGTTAACGAGAACGTTAAATCGTTGACGATCGTAAGGACAGGCCATAACAAATTTTTCGACAATGTATTGTTTAACACACGAGCGATTAGTGTCACGCAAAGGTTCTAATGGTTCCTCTAACTGTTTTATTTTTATTTCCACGCCTCGAGGCGGTGTGGCACCCGTAAAAATAAAAGACTCGACGTAAATTTGTTGAGCGCGACTACGGCACAGTTGCAAAAGAGCAACGTTGTCGATTTGTTTAATTTTCATTTGTCTAAGAATAAGAAACTTTCTAGTAGATTGTTTGATCAGGAATTAATGAGACAATAGGGTCGGATGTGAAGGTGAAACTCTGAGACGGTGGCGTGGCACTCTGTCCTGCCGCTAAAGTACTCATGTCAAAAGGCATCGTGTCGAGACCGTCTTGTTTTTGAAGGTCGTATGGCAACGTTCCCGAACCTGTGTCGCTGGAGTAAGGACCAGGTTCTCCATACCCGACAGCAGTTTCTGTCCACGAACAGCCACCAGCACAATACGATTGAGCCAAATTATTTTGTTTAACAATGGCTTTTATAGGCGTGGTAAAAAAAAGCGATTCACTCGTGACCTGTACACCCGAAATAGGCGTGTCCCTTGTCTTGTAGAAAATAAATGAAAACAAGAGTACCAGTGCAGTTGAAAGAGCCAAATAAATGGTGTTCATTTATTCATGGCTCGCTGAAAAAATTCAGGTTGAGGTGGTAAAACCATTTGAACTATTTCGTCCTTGTAGGTAACTCTTGGTTTTTGAAACATTTCCTTTACTAGTCCGGCGACGGCCATATCACGCTCAACGCCATTTTTTAGCGCTTGATCCGCACTGACATTGAATAAAAGAGTGTCTGGATCGTACTTGTTTAGTTGAATTATATCCCAATCGGATCTAATTAAATGTAAAAGTGTGCTATTCATTTTATTAGTGATGAATAGTAGTGTGATTAAAAAATTTGAGTTTACTTTTTTTCTATTTAAATAATTTCAGATTTAAAGAAGCAAACTTGCCAACGTAAATCCTTCATCAAGATGGACGTGCTCTGTAACATGACCGCCAATTTGTCTTTTTTAGACGAAGACAATGACAGTGATTTACTCTTTGAAATTAAAAAAAATCAAATCACCATGACAGATGATGATGGTCAATTTCAAGTCTATTGTGCTAAAGCTCAAGGAACTGAATTCGATTGCCGTATTCGTGGTTACATTTTTCAAAACGAAAAGCTCGTTTATCGAGGATTTCCTTTTACCGAAGAAATGACAACCAATGAAAAGACTCGTTTGAATTCGCTCGACCTTAAAACTCTCAATATGTCTTGGTCTTACGAAGGTTCTATTTTGAAATTTCTCTATCTCGATAATCGTTGGTACATGACTACGCATCGCAAACTCGACGCTTTCAATTCAACATGGGGAAGCAAAACAAGTTTCGGTGTATTGTTTGTTAAAGCTCTGTCTACCTACGGTTACGAGGATCTGAACGCGTTCACGGAGGCTTTAGACAAGAAAACCCGTTACCATTTTTTGTTGATCAATAACGAAGAGAATCGCGTTGTTGTCCGGTGCGAATTACAAAAGGAAAAAATCTATTTGGTTTTGACAACAGACGAAAAAGACGTTCCCATCAAAGGATTGACGGTCGACAAAATACCTATTAATCCAACCGTCACTTTTGAAACTATAGAAGAATTAGTAACGGCCGTGGAAAATATTGATCCATTTGAAAAACAAGGCATTTTTTTATTCAGTGACGATTATCGACTTCAATATCGCATTTTAAACGCATCATACTACGACTATTCTTCAATACGCAATAATAGTCAATGTTTGATATTTTGCTACGCTGTCAATCGCAATGATGAAGAGAAAAAGACCAAATTTCATCTTATTTATCCGGAAGCCAAAGACATTGCCGACTGGTACGAAAAACGTCTAGAAATTATTGCCAAGGAAATCTTTTCCGTCTACAAGAAACGGTACATTCGTCATCAATATTTCCATCAGTCGCGAGAAAGACACGGTATTCTGCGAAGTCTCGACGCAAACTACCAATTAACACGGCAAGCCACCACCCTAACAACCGTCAAACACAAGATGAACACTTATAGTCCGTCGCTGCTCTATAAGATTGTCATGAAACGAGATAAGGTGGTTATCAAATAAAAACAAGACTACCAATGTCTAACCTTTATAACAACATCTTTGCTAAAAAACATAAACTAGCAAAAAGGTAGACATTGATATTCATCAACTATTGCGACGAGATGCTACAACAATAAAAACCCCCAACAAGGAAACAATCACTATTGCACCCACAATGTATGACATATTACTTGTCTTTGATGGTGGTGGTGGAGGTGGGGGTGGAGGTGGGGGTGGAGGTGGTTTGGGTTTGCTATCAAATTTACAATCTATGGCATTTGTGTTTTCAGTAATGTTGACATTGTTGTTATTGAGATTATCGAATACAATTTGACAAATATTAGAAGGACATGTCGGATCGACTAATTCGGGTGGTCTTAAATAAGGTGACGTCAAACATGGTGGATACCAACAACCGTCATTATAAGGAATGTGAGGTTTTACGGCACGGTACTGAGGATCGAGAGAACGTCCAGCGCACTTGCAGTCATTGTTAAGTGGATGTTTGGCACAATAATTTTGAATGATACTCTCTTGAATATTATCGACTTCGGAATAATAAAAAATACGACATGCATCACCCACATTTAGAACGCTGTTCATGTTGCTACACTTGTCGAAAGGTTTACCTGTCAACGGGTCAATAGTACACTTGTCGGTTTCAGTGGCGCACAATTTTTCCATCATGAGTTTCCAATTGTTGTCGCGACCAAAAAGATCTCGATATTTAGTGATGACGTTGAGCGAATTCATGCGTTCAGCATTGTATTTACACGCTAAACTAGGAGAACGCACTTGCCACGACACGGATTCAAACGGATCAAGCGAATCATCATTAAGTCCTATGGAACATTCAGCTGGGTCGGGTGGAACACAAACACGTAATTGAGGACAAAAATTTCCACAGCAATCTTTGGAACCTATTTGATAGTCCAAAACGCCATTTGTTTTTTTGCAAGGTAATTTAGTAGTGCCTATGCTGCAAGTAAAACAAGCGCAATTTTGATCAGGAGAGTAACTATTTTGCTCGCTAGTCTGTTTTTTAAAACCAACGTAGGCTGAAGCAGCCATTTATCCTATAAATAAACTATCGTCGACTAGAAGCCACCGCCAAAAGACCTACAATAATAAGAAAAACAATAGTGCCGATAATGACAAGTGCTGTAACAGAAACTGGGTTTTTAGTTTGAGACGGAGGTTTGGGTTCATCTGGATCATTATCTGGATCATTAAAAATACAATCAATGGCTTCATTGTTTTCGGATATATTGATATTATTTTTCTTGAGACTGTCGAAAACAGTTTTACAGATATTGGTAGGACACGTCTGTCCAACAAGATCTTGCGTTCTTATGTATGACGACTTCCCACACGCAGGATACCAGCAACTTTCGTTGATTGGAATATAAGGTTTGACCTTACGATACTTGGGATCAAGATCACGATACATGCACTTACAATCGGGATTAGTGCCGTGTAAGAAGCAATAATTTATAGCAATAGAATTTTTGACTTCTTCGCTTTGGGCTTTATAAAACACTCGACACTGATCTCCAATGTCACTTGTGCTGTTAATTTTGCTACATTTTTTAAATGGTCTACCTGTTATCGGATCAATGATACACAAGCTATCTGTTTCAGTTGAACATAATTTTTCCATCATACTTTTCCAATTTTGATCTTGACCGAATTTTTCTTTATAATTTTCAATGACATTAAAAGAAGTCATTTGATTAGCTTTGTATTTGCAAGACAAATTGGGGATGCTACCGTTCCATGTAACAGAATCCAAAGGATCTATTCCTTGATCATTGTAACCAACAACGCATTCGCTGACATCAGGTACATTACTTGTACTCGTTTGTTTTTTAAAAGCAACATAAGTAAACATTTTATAATAAAATGTTTTTACCGTTTACAACACCAAGAGATGTTATTTTAACCTCTCAAAAGAAATTGACTCTGAATAGCTACCCACCATCAACAAGGATAAATGACGACCAACAACAATACCAAGAGTGCGTTGATACTGTTGAACGACTTGGCAGTCAAAAAAAATTTACAAGTCAATACCTTTTTTACCGTCAATAGCCAGAACAAGAGCGTATTTCAATGCGTTATGCAAGTAGGTATGCTCTATAGCGGCATACATCAAGGTGTCAATAAAAAAGAAGCCAAGAAACTAGCAGCAGAAGAGATGTTGGGTATTTTAGCCATGACACCTATGGGTCTTGTTTAAAATTTCACAAAATTTAAATTTTTTGAAATTATGTTAAATTTTGATACTGATGAGGAACGTCTTTTTTGAAACCTCGTTTAGCTAGATGAACGAGGGCTTCATCCGCGGCTTTTTCTTGTGCCTCTTTTTTCTTGTTACTGACGCCAGAGCCAAGCAATTGACGATCGTTGTAGGCTCGACTGATGAACATGTTGTCAGAAGATCGAGAGTCTTCGTAGCGTAACTGATGCAAGTGTTGACGTTGCTCGTCAAACAATTCCTTTAGTCGCGTCTTGCTGTCTACTAGTGCTTCATATTTAATCGAGATGACCAATTCGTCAAATATGGAGGACAAAAGGGTATAACATAAATCATAACCGGCTCCGTTGAACCACTGGCCTTTAATTTCGTAGATTGTTTCGTTGATGACTTCTTCAAAACATCCAAAAAAAGCTTCAAAGACGTCTTCCAAAAGATTTTTTTTGCGTTTCACTCGCTCTTCATTGTCAGTGGAGATGTAATTCCAAAACCCCAAACGATCAGCAATCATGTTAAGCTGTCCTTTGGAACCGTACTTAATTTTGAGACGAGCTACAATGTTTACGCCATCGCTGTTGCGTAATTGCGGAAATCGACTATACATGTACGAAACGATGAATTTATTAACGGTCGAATCGCCAATTTGTTCATAATATTCGTAATTATTTTGTTTATCGTAATTGACGCTAGTAAAGGCGTGACCAAATCTCGTCATCCGAGTCGGAGAATCTAGACATAGTTTGATGAAATCCGTTTTCAGATTAGCTCGTCGGTACAAATCAAAAATAAGATTGTAAAAATTAACGCTTCGATCTCCGTGATACATTTTTATTAAGACACTGACAACACCATGTCTTCTCCTATACCTGGATCACAACCGCAATCGTCATCGTCATTATAACTGGCTCCGCCAAAGAGATTGAAACAATCAACTAGGAAATAAATGAGGAAAACACTGACGAGCGCTACAAATAGCCAAAAATAACGTCCCTGTCTAATCGTCAACTCTTCTGTTATATTTTGAGAAGCATACATGTTTATTTATACAATAGGACAAGATCAATAAATAAAGGATGGCCGATTACGTTGAAAGTGATTACAAATCCAAAAAAATGCCGGCTTGGAAAACAGCCATTTTCGTCGCTGTTGTTTTCGCTCTGGTATCGCTTTCCTGTACACGTCGATTGTTAGAACGAACGATACCAGCGCTTCAAGATAACACAGCCCTTTACGTGGCGGCGACTACTATTATCGTTTATGTAGCTTCACTTCTCATCATTCAAGGAACTAATTAAAAATAAATGGTTATGTTGAAGAGTCAAGAAATAAAAATTTGGTAACATTTTTTATCATAATATTTTTTATCGTTTTGCCGCTAGTCGTCGTTTTAATAGTTGTATCTAGACGCCAGAGTAGTGGAGAGAAAGAACCAGGACCCGATGGGGGAGGTCCGTCAGCTCCTTTAAGACGATGCGGTATTCGTAGAATCAATACAAACGATTCTCAAATTATTGGCGGTAGTGACGCTTATCCTGGTAAATGGCCTTGGATGGCTAATTTGTCTATTTGCGGCGGAACAATTATTGCTCCTACATGGATTCTGACAGCTGCTCATTGCGTGCAAAGTGGTACAATCTTGGAAGTAGTATTAGGAGTTTTTGATACGGCGTCTAACGAAAATCAACGAGTAACAAAACAAGTCAAACGCATCATTTTTCATCCAGATTACAATAGAGATACCTTAGATCACGATATCGCCCTATTGGAATTGTCGACCTCTATTGAATATGATGGTTACAAATCGGAAATTTGTCTGCCGCCACCCAATGTGAATACTCGAGGAAAAAATTTGTATGCTGCCGGATGGGGTAATGTGAGACCCGATAGGTTTCCAAATACTAAACCCACTAAATTGCAAGACATTATTTTGAAAGAAGTAGATCCGTGTTTAGAATTTAGGATCGATTCTAGACGTCAACTGTGCGCTGCAAGTGCGCAAGGTGGTCGTATCTGCTTCGGCGACAGCGGAGGTCCGTTAATGATGCTGGACGGCGAAAATTGGATAATTGTAGGGGTGGTATCGTTTGCTTCAGAGCCGTGCACAAAAGCACCTGGAGGATTTACTCGCGTGTCATACTATTTAAAATGGATTCAATTGACCATTGGTAACTAATATAAAATGGAAGAGCGTGATTTTTGGATCATCTTTTTGGTATTTGTAATTTTTGGTGTGATTGGAGGTGTAGTTATCGCTAGATCGGCTACCAAAGGATCAGATTCAGGAAAAAAACCAGGTCCAGATGAAGGCGGAAACAAACCCATTTCGAGTTGTGGAATGGTTGGAAAACCGGCTAGCCAGTTAACGTCTTATATTGTTAACGGTAGAGATTCTTTTGCCGGTAAATTTCCTTGGGTAGTGTCACTAGGAGATTGCGGTGCTAGTTTAATTGCTCCTGAATGGGTTTTGACAGCAGCTCATTGCCAAACGAAAGTAGGTGCCATTATTGCCGCTGGTGTTTTCAATCGGGCAATCCAAGAGCAACAACGACAAGTCCGCACAGTCACGAGAGTTGTCTATCACCCTCAATTTATTCAAAACAATTTATTTGCCAATGATATCGCCTTATTAAAAGTCGATACACCTTTTGTCATGTCGCAATTCGTCAAACCCGTGTGTTTACCGTCGTCAATGATAGACTTGACAGCCATGACAATCACGGCTATGGGATGGGGATCTGTGACGGGTGCCATGGGTAGTTCAGCGACCATTATGCAAGAAGCCGACTTGAGAATTATGCCAGCACTAATGCCAATTAACGAAACGATTCAATTTTCAGCTGGAGCAGGACCGTCGACCACAACATGTTTTGGAGACAGCGGCGGTCCTCTAGTTGTCATGTTAAACGGTAAAGCGACTCAAGTCGGAATTGTTTCGTTTGGTAGTAATCCATGCTCACCTCCATCATACTATTCTCGCGTATCTACATATGTACCGTGGATAGAGAGCGTCGTTGGTAACGGTGTCGTGACAAAAAATTGAAAGCGTAGTCTTTAAATAGTATAGAAAAAAAAACATGCACTCGCTAGTGAGTATCGGTTCGCGACATTGGAAATTGTCGGTAGAAGAAACATTGGTGTTGAATGGTGACGATTTAGTGTGCGGCGACAATGTTGAAATTTGGTCAGAATCGTGCCACATCAGGATATTGAACGACGACGTGTGGTACGAACGACGCGGCTTCAGAGGTTTATTTCGATTTCAAACGACCGCCGAAACAACGGCAGTCCAAGTGAGTCACGACGTTCATCAGCCGCTGACGCTGCAATTTTACTGTTCGTTGGCGTTGGGATTGCAAGGCTATCCAGTGGATTTACCGTCGCGTTTGCGAGTAGACGAACACGTTTTGTTGGAGTGTCGAGAAAAATTGCGCGATGAATGTCGTTGAAAATCAATGCCGTCTATCCGCACCAATTGGAACGTTTCATGCGCAGTGGTACTAGTGTCGTCGAAGGCGCAGTTACGTTTAGCAATGGGGATGTATCTAATATCACGTGGTCTGTTACGGACCAATCACAAGCTTCGTTGGAAGACGTATTGGGTGTTGTTCGTGAATAGTTAGAGACGGCAGTAGATTTAGTTAGTGATTCGGGCAATTGATTGTCGACATGAAGGTTATTTCTTGTGAGTTTAAAAACATGTTGACGATCAACAATATCGACTACGACAACGACGGTTGCGCCATTGTTTTTACGGAATTTCCTGTAAAAATGTTGAGCGTTCACGGAAAGTGTTTGATCCGGATAGGAACAATGTACCAAGTGTTTCACGAAAACGTACCGTCCAATTGCACGTTGTATTTGACTCTACCGAGAGACACGATTTTGGTGATGATTTTTACGTATTTTATCGACGATCAAGCGTGGGACGACATGTATCATCCTTCGCCTCACCAATTGACGTCATTGTGTAGTATCGCCATCGCCGAAAACGACGTGCCGGTACCGGAAGCGTGTGAAAAAATCGTCAGCCGATATGCCGTCGAAGGAGACCAAGCGGCAGCCGAATTGATGTACGACAGCAGCAACAGCAGCAGCGACGAGTATCAAACAACGGACGACGACGCAATTTCCGACGACGAGTATCAAACAACGGACGACGACGCAATTTCCGACGACGAGTATCAAACAACGGACGACGACGCAATTTCTAACGATGACGAAGCGTGACTAAGCACTGGCAGCAACAGCAGCGAATGGAGTAGTTGTACCAGTCTTTGTAATCTTTGCAGTAGTAAAGTTGACGGTACGAGAATGCAGAAAAGGAATCGTCATCCGAATGGGGACGAATGAAAGAAATTTTCCATAACGGGACTACGAACCGGTAGCCGTTATGGAAAATTTTGTTTGAAGAAGAATTGCCGCTCGTGTAGTAAAATGGATGCCGACATTGTCACGTGTTTGTATAGCATTTTGTTGCTGACTCTGTTGTCGGCAGTGGCGATGCTTTTTCGCTCCGTCATCTATCCGTTGTTGCACATTCTTTGGTTTGTCGTCAAATACAAGGTGAAAAGTCGTTGGGAACAGTATCGCAATCGTCCTTTTTTAGTTAAAAATAAACTTTTGAAATTTAGGTACGGTCCACACGTGTATCAAGTCGATTTGAAAAAATCAATGGATCCATCGCGTTTAGAACTCACCGTCATCACCGATGGATGCAAGGACGTGTCGCAACGCGTTCTATCACTAGCCGGTCCTTTTGGTAATTTTTTCGGTCTGAAAACGACACCTCGCTCGTTGGGCTACTCGTGTCTGTACGTAGACCACGTTCATTTCTACGGATTAGACGACGAGATACCTTGTCTGGAAAAACTAGTCGACTGATTCGTTCGGTGTATGGGTGACGTGTTTCCGTTCGGATAGCCGGTAGCACGTACCAGAGATTTTTGTAGTCGGCGCGACCCAAATAACGATTGGCGATGACTAGCCAAATTTCTAACGGTAACAAGAATAAAAGAGACATGGACGTCTATCGAAAAATGCCCTGGTTTGAGCCGTATCCCGTATTGGACATTTACATATGTCCTCTCAATCAAGAAGCATATGACCTTGTGGATATCAATCAATCAATGAACGATGATTTTAAAAAAATCTATTACCGAGCCAATAATTTTTATTACTTGATGCAAAAACAGTGTCTTCATAAGGAACAACAACAAAACACGACAGTGTTGACAATTGGACTCGTCCGTTACGTTTTTATTATAGGAATCGTGACAGCATCAGGTTTTTTTTGGCAAGACGAAGCTCTTTTCCAACTGGAAAAAGCTTATTTTCAAAAACAACAACAACAACAACAACCACTACTATTGGTAAAGAATAAAATGAAGTTTTTGGATCAACAAAAAAATGTTGTGGAAACACCCGTGACTTCTCGACCAAAACGTTCGTTCCAACAAAAAGGTTTTCAAAACGAAATTCGCGATTTTTTTCACATCTTACCGTGGTTTAAAGAAAAGGTCAACGATATTTATATATGCCCGCTAAATGAACCATCGAAAATGATGATTATCGAAGGGGACTCGCTTCTCGACAACGAAGGTCAACGTTATCACAGAGCAACTGCTTTCTATTTTGACGTGGCTGCATCGTCGTCGCGTAAAAAAACCGGTCAGTCTCAAACCGGTCATTCAACGACATATCGCCATCAAGGTGTCGAGTACACCTTCGTCGTAGGTATCATCACTCAACACGGACTGTTTAAACAAGACGTTGATATTTTTGAAGCCCAAATCGACTATTTGAACAATTGGAAACGCAATATTAGAACAAAAGAAATTGAAACTATTCTTACGGGAACAGTCGATGTCGAAAAATATGGTGGTTATTTTAAAAGTTTTGCTTCGACACATTTGGATATGGAAGGAGATTATATAGATCGCGTTTTAAACGTTTACTTGCAACACTATCACGACGGAAGAACCTTTATCGAAGAAATGTCCCGTCTCGTCATCTTTTTGAATCCAAAATTAAGTATCATCCGCGAAAGTAATTTCGTCAAACGATTCAAAAAAATGCACTATAACGCCGAAATTTTACCATTTTTGAAAGAGTATGATAAATTAGCAGAAGTTTACAGCGACGCCAAAACACCAGAAAAAACTTTACAGAACGTCTCTGCTCAATTACATCAACAGTGGGTAGAGACGCGCAACGAGTGGATCAACAGTTTGTTGTTGCAAGCCAGCAGTAAAATGAAGTACGCTCGCACTAAAATGGGTATGACTAAAATGAAATTTGTACAATTGCCCAGCTGGAAAACTGTGTGTAAAAACGCGGCACATCTGGTCGACGTCGAAGAGGAGGACGTCGTCTACGTCAAGGACGCCAGCGGTGACATTTACGGTTTCAGTATCGCTCAGATGTTTGATTTGATCGAAAATCAAAACGGGATCAATCCGTACACGAGATTGCCGCTGGAAAAGAAAGTGTTGGAACGTTTTTTGGACACGTACACTCGACCACCTGTTAAAACTGAAGATACTCCGCCAGTGGAGCTCGACGAAGGCATAGAAGCCGACGTTAATCAATTAGTACTTTTGTTAGAAAATCATTTGTGCTATTACGAGGGTCAATGTATGCAATGTCGAAACGTTAAATCCAAAGAATCGTTCACTATTGAAACATATGAAAAAGATTTTCCGATATTAAAATTTTGCAGTCAAGAGTGCATGTCGACGCACGCTATTGAAGAATTTAGGGCCGTCCAAATATAAATGAGTTTTTAATCCCACGATGCCTACATTTATACTATCGACGTTTCGGCTTGGCGTACATGTACGGCTTAACGTAGGCGGGAATGACACCTTTTCTAGCCGCGGCCAGCGTTTTTGACCAAGTGTAACCTTTTAATTTTTCCAATTTATCGTGATCGTAGTTCAAAGTGCACGATCGATTTCTGGAAATACCCGGAGCTAAATAATGGAATCCGAAAACTGGTCCGCGGGTGGTACGTTGTCGAGTGCTTTTGCCGACTTTTTCGGCTTTTACGTTTGCTGCTAATAATCCTCCGTCTCTTAGTTACCATTTTATTATAATTTTAACAAATGTTTTTTACGTGAAAAATTTTATATTACGATATATGGTCGGTACCACATCTTGGCTGCGCGTACCCTTCCCCTGAAACACCGTTATCCACGATAAAACGTTGTAGGCGGGAGTGGGCTTGAACCACCATACTTGTCATCGCGCACTACAATTACATGGACACCACGGAAATCAACGGTATTTGTCATGATGAGCCGTCAAAATTTGATTCTTTCAAAAATTTTCCAATTTTAGAAGCGATAGCGGAAAACTTACTGCTCTCCGAAACATGGTGCACGCTCGATTAATTGCAAGTCGTTATTTCAGTGCATGGACAGACCAGGAATGTATTGCTTCTATATTTCACGACGTAAAGACTGTTTGGAACCCAGAATTGGGGTTCGAAGTGGGATGTTGGATTAAAGCCAATCAAATTCACCGCTGGTTTGTCGAACATGTCCAAAGAAATGTAAATAATTACGTCAGATATCCAATCACGACAATCCAATTTTACAATCTACGCGCTGCCTGTCAACAAGTGCTAACATATCGACATTTAGCCAGTCAAGTGTTACCACCCATGGAAGGCCTGTACTACGGTCAACAAACTATCGACGAACTCTATTTTCAACAAATCAGCGACACCATCGTCATGATTGATATCGATGCCTTCTACGTGGGAATTTTACTATTGTTCCAACTAAAAACATTTAACACGGTCTATCCTTTTTGAATGTCAAATAAATGAGTTTCTATAATTCTAATAAACCATTGGAAGATCCAGTCTTGTACAAGAATCAAGTGTTGGCCGGTTTAGACGGCAGTCTGTTCGCATCGGTACCATACGGAAATACGTATCGTTGGATGTCTTTGAGTTATCATTAAAAAAACGACCGTGTATTGATAAATTGAGTTTGACTGTAAATTAGAATATAATTGGAAGTAATCATGGGACTCTACATGTACTTGAAAGCTCAACAAACCATCGAAGGAGGTTTGCCGGTGACTCTAAATGACGTAATAAAAATTGACGAAGTCAGCATTAACATGGGATATTGGAGAAAAGCCAATCAGATTCACGGCTGGTTTGTCCATCACGTTCAAAAAGACATAGATAATTGCGCTACCTATTGGGTGGAAAAAAAACAATTGAAAAAATTAAAAAAAGTATGCCAACTTGTCATTCAAAATCGTTTTTTAGCGGAAAAATTGTTACCGCATGTTCAAGGATTTTATTTTGGTGAATCGAATTTTGACGAAACTTACTTTAATCAAATCTTGGACACAATTAACGTCATTAATAACTGCCTATCCTTGACAGACAATTGGGAATTTTACTACCAATCCAGTTGGTAGACACGCGTCGTTGACGGGTAAACTGTGTGGACACAAGTTTCAAAATTTGCGACTTTTAGAATTGATTTATTCTTTTAACCAGTTTACTAATTATTATTATGATGGCTTTTTTTAAAAACGAAAATTTTGAAAAGGAATTTTATGTTGCACCGACCGAGTGTTGTGCGACGTTGAACAAAGCTTCAGCTAGGAAGCATACTGCTTGTGTCATGACGATGGTCGGATGGGTGTTGGAACAATCGGATGACGTTGACGACTTGAGCACTCTGTGCTGTTACACCATTCGAAAAGCTCATTCCGTCAATCACACCAAGTGCGTGGAGAGAATGGTGTACGATTGGCTTCAGGAAATCAGGTACTACAACGACGAATCGTGCGACTCTTCGGAAGAAGAACAATTTTCCGAGGGAGAAGTGGATTTGGATCCCGTCAAAGGAACCAAGTGTTGCTTCAGTTTGCGCGAAGCCGGCCGAAAAGACCACGAAAAGTGTGTTTTTGAAATTGTGAAACGCGAGACGACGTTGGGTACACCTGTTTTGAAAGAGTGTTGCAAAACGAGAGAACAAGCCGTCGAGAGGGCTCACAACACGTGTCTGGTGAACATTTATCGTTTTAGGTACTTTAAAATTTGTGTTCCGACCGAGTGCTGTAAAAACATTCGACAAGCCGTCAACCAGTGCCACTTTTCGTGCGTCCAAAAGATTGGTGATCAATTGCCGACGGAGAAACCGGACGATCCAGAGTTGAGAGAATTGTTCGAATCGGCAGTGGGTCACGAGCTTCGCTACATGGAGAATCTTACTCACTTTTACATCCGAGACAGATTCGGTCATTTGGATTTGCAGATTGATTGATTGATATGGTAAAAATTTTCAAACGTACAGGTCATCGACGTTTGAAAATTATTTTAATGGCTAGACAGCGGAGGAGACGGGAAGGGAGGCTGTAAATTTGGTGGCGGCCAATTTACACGAGTAGAAGAGAGCCGTCAGCCAGAGGAGAGCGACGAAGGCGAAATACATGACGCTGGAAAAAATGAAAAGAGTGGGATGACAGACCAGCTGATCTTTTTGAAAGGCGGTCGTGTAGTAGCAAACGACGACGAAACCGGCCACTTCGGATGCCATCGGTGTGAAAACCAAAACATATTTCCACCACTTGTTTAATTTTTCCGTCCACGTCGAAAGCAAGTTTGACGTCAAGGAGAGGAGACACGTGACGAGCGAGACGTACGGAACGGCTGGCGCTCCGGAGCACTCGTGAAAATAGACGGCGACGACCGTCAACCACGCCGTGTATTTCGACTGCACCAACAAATTTAACATTTTAACGCGTGTGTGTGTGTGTGTGTGTGTGTGTGTGTGTGTGTGTGT